ATGCAAAAGCTATTATTAATTTTTATAATGATGGCGACATGGATGGTTGTGGGATGTGAAACAGTAAGACAAGTTAAGGCCGGTTGTTGGGGTCATTGGGTGAAGGCAACCGATGGAGCCAGAAGCGGACACAAGAGAGGTACTATTTGGTCTAATCGAAATAATGTTAAACCTTATCGACAATGTGTGGATGAGACTCCACCATATAAAGATACAGAGCGGAGGTCACACGGATGAGAATAGCATTACTAATTTTTGTAATGTTATTTTTGAGTAGTTGTTCAAGCAACACAAATAATTGGCCGTCTGGTATGACTCCATTTTTTGCAGAGTGTGAGTTTGAAGGAGTGTATACGGATAAAGAATATCATAAGAAGAAAAAAGCCGGAGGATGTAGAAGAGGTGAATTTAAATATTATGATAGGGGCGAACCAACTCTAACAAATGATTAAAGATGGTAACGGCTCTTATTTGGAAATATGGTCTTTATGTCATTATAATTTGGACAATGTTTGAATCTTCTTGTTCTAGTGGAAAGGGTAATTTGCCTTATCATCCACCAGTATTTGCACCAATGTACAGGGAAGAATGTTATTCAGACAATAAGAATTTTTTGTGTATGGATAAAGAAAAAGATGCGAGTTATACAACACCAATTTTATATTTTTTATTTATGAGAGAAACAATGGAACAATAGAATACTAGGGAAAAATAAATGGTAGCATTTTCACATTTGTCAATGATTGCTTTTGTGATATTAGGTTTATCTATGGTGAGGTTAATGATAAATTTCAGTGCATTACTTGCCAAAAATTACAATGATGATGGAGATGATGATGTTAAATTTTACTGGCCGCATACGGCATTTAGTTTTATAACCTTTTTTACTATTATACTATTTTGGTGGACTTCTTATCCGTTGAGAGATTTGACTTATTTTCCAAATGAAAGTTGGAATTTATTCACGTTTATATTATATCTTTCTGTACCATTCTTATTTTTTATGGTTACTGAAGTAGTCGCCCCACTAGATCATGAAGGAAAGGCTTATGATTTACAAGAATACTATTACAAAAATCATAAGGTCATATTAGGGTTAGCATGGGCACTACAGGTTTGTCTTATCGGAAATCTTTTTGTGTTTTTTCAGGGGGAATTATACTCCCTGAAAGTCTTAGGTAGAGTTATTATGCTTTGTGTTATGTTACCTATGGTACTAAGTGCCAATAAGAGAATACATGAATGGGGTATGGGAATCTTTTTCGCAGGATTCATCTATACCATTATAAAGTATCATATTTTCGTTGCAGAATATTAATGAGAATGAATAAAATAATACATGAACATTGGCGTGACTGGGCAGCAATAGTTTACTTGTTTCTCTGTGTAGTAGACTTCTTCATTGCTCCTTTGATGTGGAACATAGGCATGACAATGATGAGTGATGAAGTAAAAATGAACACCAGTAGATGGATTCCTCTTACATTACAAGGGGGTGCCATGTTACATTTGAGTTTTGGAGCAATATTAGGTGCAACATCTTGGAATAAACATAAAGAAATTACTAATGGGAATGGCGATAAGCCTGATTCTCACTAGTTGTGCAAAGCACAATAAAGACGATAAAACACATAATGATTTGGGTAGTGGTGATAAGTCAAATTTACCAGTTACACTAACCTCGCTCATTGAACACGCAGAATATTGTAAAGCGATTTACGATAGTGGTGGTGATCAAAAAGATGAAGTTGCGTTTGAGGTAAAACAAGAAAGTGGAATATCAATAATTGTTATTAGGGGTACGGCAAATGATGCAAATGTACTATCGGATGTTGATGTAAGATTAGTAAGTGATACACGTACAGGAATCCGGCTCCATAAAGGATTTAGAGATGTCGCTGTAAATATAATGCAAATTATAGATACTACAAAAACTCTTGAACATACTGTACACGTTACAGGTCACAGTTTAGGTGGAGCTGTTGCACAAATAATAGGAATGTGGCTTCACAAGAGAGGCAATAATGTTCAAATTTACTCTTACGGATCACCAAAAGTTTCTGATCAAGTTTTGTCTGGTGGACAACCCACTCATTGGAGGGTGGTTCGTCGTAGCGATCCTATCCCTTTTACTCCTCCTTGGCCTTACTATCATACAGGACTTTTTATAAACAGTCAGACTTTGGATTGGGGCCCAGATAATGATAATGGTTTAATTTCCCAAACGGATGGATTAGATCATGCTATAGCAAAATATGTAACCACATTAAAGGAACAGTTATAACGATGGCAAATGATGTAAAAGTTTTAAAATTAATAACAGGTGAAGAAGTGATTGCGAGAGTATCAGAAGAACACAACGATTTACTTACTTTAGAGAAACCGATGACATTGCAAATGTTACCCCCCAATACCTCAACAGGACAAGTGGGGTTTGCATTGGTGCCTTGGATGAAGGCAGCAAAAAATGACAAGACTACAATCTCAATAGAACACGTTTTGGTTACTGATGAAGCGTCAAAACAAACTGAAACAAATTATCTTCAAGTGATAACAGGACTTTCTTTATAATGTATAATCCTCTTCCAGATGGGATAACAATCAAGAAATCGCCCATCAATGGTTTGGGGTTATTTGCGACAGAGAAAATTAAAGCCAATTCATTAATTGGGGTTATACACCATCCCCGAAAAGAAAGTGAAGACGGATACATTCGCACCCCTTTGGGCGGATTTGGAAATCATTCTGATGATCCCAACTGTTTCAAACTTTTGATGGAAAAAAGTGGTGATTGGTGGATTGGTGCATCAAAAGATATTGAGCCGGGAGAAGAATTGACTTGGAGTTATACTCTATATTCAATAGAAAATGTATGAAAAAGAAAGTAGGAAAACGAAAAAGTAAGGGTTGGAGAAAACGATCTCCTAGATGCACTCTCTGCACTTACTACCGATGGATGGGAAACACCAAAGGTCGCAAACGACACTCTTATTATAGACAACAAACAATAGGTGATTATGCCGATTTATGAGTATAAATGTGACTTATGTAATGGCTTGTGGGAAGAAATTCAAAAATTTTCTGATGATCCACTTACTGTTTGTAAAAGTTGTGAAAAAGAAGGTGGAGTACATAAACTCTTACCTGGTCAAATGACTTTTATTCTTAAGGGTGATGGATGGTATAAAGATGGATATTCATCATCACAAAAAAATGAGAGTGTTGATTCTGGGGCGGCGCAGGTGACTACTGACCATGAACCAGATCGGCGGGATTAGTCATCCGTCATCAGTTTAGAATTGATATACAACATATTCTAAGTCATTGCTGTAACACCTTCATTTATTCAAAATTCTAAATTACTAAATAGATTGTTAGGGAGCGGAAGGTTCTCTTTTTTACATTTAAATATCGGGGTCGGAAGGGCTAGATGCGAATTATTGATGATACAAAATTAGATTTTGATGATGTTTTAATATCCCCCAAAAGATCACAGCTTACCTCCCGCAAAGACGCGGACCTTACCAGAAAATTTACATTCAAACATTCTAGTGACACTTGGACAGGAATTCCTATAGTTGCATCCAATATGGATCATACAGGAACGATTGCCATGTGCCATGTTCTTATGGAATATCCTATGCTTACTGCATTATGTAAGTTTGTCGAGTCTTCAGAATGGGGATGGAACGAAAAC